ATTAATTCGTGGATTACTTCTAATTTAGGATGATACCCTCTATCACGATTCTTTGCTAAAATAAATTTATCATCTATTTCTTTAGAAACTATAATACATTCTTGTATGATATTCATTTTAGGTGTTCGTATGAGTTGGTTACAAATCTCTATAATAAATATCTACAAATAAAAAAAGAATATTATGAATAGCATGGGTTTAAGATAGGTAGTTTGGTTAAAAATTTAATTAATATATTATGAAATCTTAATCTTTATATGAATAGAATGATACTATATTATATTTAGTATCACTTTTTACCAATTCTACCTCGTGATATAGGTTAATATCACTATCCAATACAACAAAATTTGGAAAAGTTGGTTTTAATTTAATTTGTTTATTATCTTTCGTATATAGTATTAAATTACCACCGTTTTCATCATTCCATTCGGAATTTAAAAAAAACAAAAATACACATATCCTACTAATAGGTTTACCGTCATCGTGTAATTTTATTTGACAACCTTCATCATAAAATTGTAAATTAGTATTTCCTTCAAATATTTTATCTCCATATTGTGTATAATAATATTTAATAAATTTTGTCTGAAACTCTTTTAGAAAATCACTTCGTATAATTACATCTATATCAGGATCCCTAGCTGTCCCAAACACCCAAGTTGGGTTAAATTTACACTCATTTATTTTTTTAAGTTGATATTGGTGTGCCATTTTATACACATAATCTGCGGTTTCCAAATCAGCATCTCTAATAAGTAAATCATCATATACTATTTTTTCCGCGTATGATAAGTTATTATATGCATACCAATAATCATATTGAGAATGTCTTTTTATATTCTTGCTATCAATGAATGATTTTAATTCTACTAATTTATTAAAATCAATTAAATCTAAATAATTTTCTAAACTGTCATACAGATATCCATTATTTTTAAATTCTTCCAAAGATACCATATCTGTATTTATTAATAATCAATCTTACTAAACCCATCTATTTTCTTTATCTCTATCAGCCCATCTACAATATCTCGCATTTGTTCTAAATGTGATATCATCCAAATAAAATCAAATTGAGTTTTTAAATATTGCATCATCATAAAAAGGGATGAAAGATTGTCAGAATCCAAAGTACCAAATCCTTCATCAATTACTAAAAAGTTTGGACGGGGTAAGTTACATATGTTAATTAGAGCTACTCTAATAGCCAAACCACTTACGAATTTTTCCATACCACTACACATCTCTAACGGCCATTCTTGATCCTCATATACTATTTTTGCATTTATAGATTTACCATCCACATCCATCATTACACTAAAATCCACAACCTGCGCTAATATGTTATTTATTTCATTTTCAATTACAGGTAGGGCTTTAGAAATTAACTCATACGGAATACCATCTCTCTTTACTGCATCTAAATAATAAGTATATAATCTGTTCTTTTCTTCCAACTCTTTAACTTCTTCCATTTTAGATTTAACAGTATCTATGAATGAATTTATAGTTGCGATTGAACCGTTTAATATTGATATTTTATTTGTTATATTTTTAATTTCTATTTCAATTTTGTTTTTTGATTTTTCTAATTTAGAAATTTCATTTTCAATAGAAATATTTTTTATAATTGTACTTTCATTTGCATGATACGTTTCAATATTAGTTTGTATTGATTGTAATTTATGATTTAGTAATTCTCTTTTGGTACTAATTCCATTTATTTCTGTTTGTGTTTTTTCTTTAATTACAATACATTGTTGGTATTTTGAATTTAATTCAGTAAGCTCATTCCACTGCTCTTCTACATCGGATATATAGGATGCTTGTTGAATTAACGATTGGTACTTATTACCCAATTGTGTTAGAATATCCACTTGCTCATCTACTTTTGTTTTTGTTTCCAACGCATCTTTTACAAATACATTAGTTATACAAAATTTACAATTAGGGTCGTACTCATGCGTTTCAAGATGTGATAATTTTTCACGATTTGATTTTATAGATTGTTCTACTAATTCAATTTGATGCTCGGTTTCGTTTATTTCATTTTTATATTCATCCCATTCTTTTTTAGCATCCTCAATTGGTTTTCCATTTATAACTTTAGATTGATTAATCGATTGTGATAACTCGGATATCAATACTATATATCTTAACATTTTAGATTCACTTTCAATTCTATAATCTTCCAAAGATACAGTATCATTTTGAATTTGAGTATTCTGTCTTTCTAAATCATCTATATCCAGTTTTACATCAATATTAGATAACTCTTTATTTAAAGAAACTATACCATCTATCAAAGTATCTTTCTCAATTACGTAGTTTTCTAATTCGGTTTCTAATTCAGTAAGCTCATTCTGTTTATTTTTTAAATCATTTCCTTTTTCTGCGAGTTCTGTTGTAAAATCTGTTCTCTTAAAATTCTTAATTAGAACTGATACCTCTTTTATATCTTCACTTGCCGTTTCATATAATTTATCAAATATATTTAATCCCATAAATTGTGCCAATAAATCCTTCCTCTCTGATTGAGATTTATCGATGAATAGGGCATTATTTCCTTGCAGTGAAAGAGCAGTTAATACGAAATCTTCATATCTACCAACATACTGTTCAATAATTTGGTTAGTATCTCTACGTTCTGTTCCGTTTAATGAAATCATTCTATCATCATCCATTCTCCAAAACTTAACATCTACTTTTACATTTTTACCTTTATTTACAATACTAGCGGTTCTTTCTATATAGTAATCTATTCCATCAACTTGAAAATGTAATTTACATTCAAAGTTATTTTTACGGTTGTTTAATATATTTGAGGCTTTAAATGCTCTACTACACTTATCGTATAAACAAAAAGATACTGCATCGAATAGTGATGATTTACCACTTGCGTTTGGTGCAAATAACCCAACTAACCCACCTAATTTAGTAAAATCAATTTTATTATTTTCACCATATGAAAACATATTTGAAAATGTAAATTTTATAGGTTTCCAATTGATGTTACGATACACATCATCATTTACAATTCTACTATTAACTTCTCTATTGATTATTTCTAAACCATCTAAATCACTTTGTGAAATAAAGGGCATCATTCTTTGAAGATACTCATTAATAAGTGAGTTCTGATAATTTATATCCGATGAATCTTCAAAATCTAATTTATTTAATCTATTTCCAGTTTTTAATTTAGAAAGAGAATCGGTTCTAATTATTGTAAAATCATCTACATTATAAGTTTGTTTTATTTCAGTGATTACTTTTTTAGTATCAGCAGTATCGGTGTTTGCCAATCTAACTCGCAATCTTGGATATTTTGGCATATTCGTAACTACTGGTACGTTTCCATTATCAATATCCATAGTATAATATCCATAATCATTTTGAATATCAACTTCATCATACTTAAATGTATCCAAATCCCAAACTAAAAACCCATGCTTCTCTAACGATTCTCCGAAGTTCTGCTGAACTAATGATCCTGCATAGACTATCTTACATCCGGTTGGAGATGTTAGTTCCTGGCGTTTGTGAATATCTCCTAATAGTGCTAAATCGTACCCATCAAATATATCAGTTGTGAAATGCCTACTACTTACGGTATATCCAATATCCGTTGTTGAATTATCAATCGGGCCGTGAAATAATGCAATCTTTTTATTTCCAAACATAGTATCCGCTTTCGGCCAATTTTCTTTTTTATCAAGAATACTAAATACTCCAAAATCAACTCCACCAATTGAATATACCTGTGTATCTCTTAAATATGTAAAGTTTGGTAGATTTAGAGCATCTACAATTGGAGTAAGAACATCCAATCTATCAGAGTTATTCATATTACAATCGTGATTACCCGTAATAAGGATAGTTTCACAATGCTTAGAACATTCAGTAAATAACCAACTAATCTCTCTAACTAATTCAGGAGATAATTCTAATTTAGCGTGTGCAATATCACCTGCTAAATAGATAAGTGAATCATCCGTTCCTCTTTTACGGATTTCTTCAAACATTTTTTCAAATACAATTCGGTATTCCGTATGCCTTTTTACATTTCTAATGTGAATATCGGCAATATGAAATATCTTTTTTAATTTATTCATAAATTATTTATTTTATTTAATAGCAACTCATCCGAAGTAAATTGAGTTGATTTATTTAATTCTTCATAAAATTTAGTATATCCAATTTCAGATGCATCTTTATCTTTTAATTGCATAAGTTTAACATTTATTCCTTGCTTTCTAAAATATTCAGAAGCCCGCAATGCCTCATTCATCGCATCACTATCCAATGATATTACAATATTTTTAACTCCATTCATAAATATTTTCTCAACCAACTGTTTAGATGGAAATTTACCCAATAACGGTATGGCATTTCTTTTAATTGCAATTGCGTCAAATATACCTTCGCATAATATTAATTCTTCATCCCAATTTATTTGAGATTCTAAACATATTATATTTTTAGATATTGGTGGATTTTTATATTTCATTTTCTCTTCCGGATAATATGAACGAGATATGAAATAATTTAACTGATTAGTTATATCATAAGATGGAATTATTATTCTTTTACTATATAACCCTTCTTTGCAATATCCTATATTATATTTAATAATCTCTTTATGGGTAATTCCCCTTTGAGTTAGATAATGAATAGCGTGTTTATATTCAGGATTAAATCCTTTAGATTCGGTATTAAGTGATATAAATTCTTTTGGTAAAGAAATAAATACTTTGGTATCACTGGCTTCCTGTTGTGGGGTATAGTTTGTATCACCGTATATGTCTCTAATAATAGAAATCGTTTTACGATCTACATCTAACTTTTTTAATAATGAGGTTAGTTTTTTACCGCCGGAATTGCAGTTCCAACAATGCCACTTTTGACTTTCTGTATTGACTTGTAGTTTTTGTTTGTGATGGTTACAAAATGGGCAGTAAAATGCTAACTCATTACCTCTTAAAATAGAATAACTACCTAATGTATTTGATAATGTTACTACTACTCGATTTCTGTCATTTGTACTTATCACGTATCAAATATACACATAATATTTCACATTTCCAAATAATGTATTATTCAAACCAACTATCCGGTATAAACTTATCAGAATAGTTGTAGTTGTGTTTAATACACCAATCGGCATATGATGTTTTTGAAGTTTTAGTAATTTTATTTTTAGAATTACTAAATACAAATCGTATATCTAATTCAGGATGTTGTTGTTTAATTAGTAAATGCTTCTTTCTATCCGTTGCAACAAACCTTCCTTTGGTTTCTATTATAATACCATTTGGTAATCTAAAATCCGGAGTGTAAGTGTGATTAGATGATGGTATTACGTATCCTATTTTTTCTGATTCGTATTTTACTGTAACTCCTTTACTTTCAATTTGAGTTGATATATTTTCTTCAAGCCCAGACTTAAACCCATATTTTCTCGCAACCCATTTAGAGTTGTTTAATTTTATAACCCGCTTAGCCATTACTTAACGTTTTATAGTATCGGAATATTTTACATTACTTAATTCACCGCCTCTGCCAGTTTTGAATTTGGTAGCAGTTAATACCTGCTCATCTACTTTTTTTAAATCATTAGTAGTGTATGGTGTTTTTAATGCATCGGATGCATCTTTACTGATTTTATCAGTTCCCAATTGTTTTTGAGATGCTTTGTATAAATCTAATATTTTTGACATAATTGTTATTGTTTAGTATAAATATAAGTTATGTATCAAAACGTACAATAAAGTTTATAGGAAAATCTTGTTGTGTTTTAATAGGTTGTGGTAATTTTGCTACTGCAACTAAATCACAATTATCATCGTATAATCCTATGGTGGTAATAAATGGTGATAAGAATGAACCGGTTGAATCTATTGAACCACTAACATCAATGTGTTCAAATCCAGCGTATAAATTAGATTGTACTGATGATGTATATCTATAATCAATAACACTTCCATTTTCTAATATTGATCGTTTTCTAATATATTTTACACCAGGATTTGTAGTAATGCGTTTAATAGTTCCATCGGTATCAATTGATGTATCTCGTTCTTCTCCTACCGTAACAATTGCTGATGGGTTTTGTGAAATATTAAATTCATCTGGATCGGTTATTAACAAATATTCGTTTTCGTAGATTGTTTGAGTTGATTTATATGCAATATTCCAATTTGTAAGTAATAGATCATCTATACCACGTGTTAATACCACCAATCCTTGTGTATAAAATACATTTCCAATTTTATTAAGTCCCGCTGCTCCTAATAAAAATGGCATATTTTCTACAATAAGAATACCACTTTCAATATCAGCACTAGTTATGTTTAATTCGTATGTTACTGATTGGTATATTAATGTTAATATATTATTTTCTAAATCAACTGCAATGGTAGGAGAACTTACTAATGATGCGGAATATTCTACAAATTCAATATCTGTAAAATTAAATATAGATGATTCTGTATCTATTCTACTAATTAGTATAGTGTCACCCGTTAGACTAATTAAATTACCATACCCATCATCATTAAATACCACATTGTCATTGGTAAATGCTACCGAATTCTTTTTTATACCCTCACCTACATATTTTTGTGGAATTGATATAACTTTAGCAGATCCACTTAAAAATCTATCTTTGGTATTACTTTCTATATTATAACCAATTGATATATCTCCAAATCTTAAAAATGGATTATTTTCATTTCCATTATAAAACATTGAACGTAACTGCCCATATAGTGCATTTGTATCATAGGATGAACCGGATAATATACCACCACTGATTTCATTTGTTAAAACATTTGTATAATCACCCGTAATAGCCTCTAATACCGATACTTCCGGTGAAGTATTATCGAATTCCCATTCTTTATATGCCTTAAAAGGTCTTATACTAATATCCGATTTTGGTATTCTTTTTAACATAGTATATATAAATATCTCATAAACTAAAAACCCACCAAAAAGGTGGGTTAATTAGATGTTAGTTATTCATTATTAAAAATCAAGTTTTACTTTAATTGCAACTTCTTTATCAAATGATTTTTCTATTGGTTTAGAAATTTTAGCAACTGCTAGTAATTCATTACCATCATCGTATAATCCTACCGTTGTAATATATACTTTTGGATTTGTTTCAAACGTAGATTGTACAAATTGACCAGTTGAACCGGTTACAAACGTTGGGTTATTTGAGAAATTAAATTCTCTATTATTTGCTCTTACAAAATAATGAGATGTTGAAACATTTTCAGTTCTTCTCATTTGAAAATCAGCTCCTCCACTAATTGCTTTAAACAAAGCCACTGAACCTGAATTTATTGAGTAAGTTGAACCACTTAATGAATTATTATGGTAAACATCTTTTTGTGAACCATTAGCTGCTCTCAAATTTACATTAACTGATGCTGATAATGCGTTTGGATTTAAAAGGATAATTCCCATATCTGGATAAAATAATCCAAATCCCTGACCGTTTGAGGCAGTTGGTGAATTAATAGTTCCTTCATTGGCTGTTCCAATATTTAATGCACCACTTACAACATTGAATATTCTACCACTTGCACCAACTGTTTCTGTTTGCCCAGAGTCATCTATTAATGTAATAGTACCCAACGAACCAGATAATGTTAATTCAAAGTTACCAGGATCAAGTTGTTCTTTATATCTCGCTCTATCAATCGCTAAAGCATAAAATGATGTTAAGTCATAACCACCTTCAACTGTACCATTGTATACACTAAAATTAGCATCAGATGAATCTAGTAATATATTTTTAAATTGATTATATACTGCTAACGACTGTCTATACGTATCATCGGATTGAACATACGTTGGTGAACCGGATCCGGCACTATCACCATACGCAATTGAAAACTCTTTATTTTCCCTACCAGTATCACTATATACATCTATGTAGTATTTACCACTTACATCACCAATTTGTGTAGATGATGTAAAAAAGGTTGCTAATGATCCCGTATCACCACTCCATATACCAGAAGTTACAACCTCTGTGCGGTTTGTTACTTTATCAATTGAACCAAACTTTTTATAAATACCATTTGTAATAGTAGTTATATCTGAACTAAGTTGTTCTCCCTCACCTAAAAATTGGTTCAAAATACCAACAAGTTCTGTTGTATTGATTGGTGTTCCTGCAGTGTTTGCAGCACTTGCTAAATAACTTGATAAGTTACTTGCTAAAAGTTGTCCTCTATTATCTCTAATTATTGCCATTTTCTATCTTATTGAACGTATGTTACGGTTACTGGAATTGTTTGTGAACCACCTGTTTCGTTACCATAAACAGTTATTGTTGTTCTGATAGTTGAAGTTAAAGATGGGTTTGGTATAAATTTAAAGGTCAATCCTTTTGCAATTGCAGCTGTTGCAGATACATCATCTCCAATGAATATCGGAACTGAACCTACATCGGATGTTACACCTTCTCCAATTATATCACCTGCGTTTTTATTAGATAATACAATTGTATATCCTAATCTCCTATTTCCGGCAGGTGATGTGGTTGGTGATAATGCAACTTCACCACTTTTTTGATTTACGGCTACATTTGGTATACCAAATTCCACAACAGGGATTCTTGTTGTATTTTTTGGTAAAGTTACCAATTTATATTTCATTACCTGCGTTTCATCAGGTGATGCTTCTAATATTGGCATGTTTTTAATCGCTGCATCATAGTATGCTGATCCAAGCGGATGAGCGGGTTCATATAAAGAATAATCAATCTCATCATCTGCTAAAGCAAATTGAGTGATGTTTAATCCTTGTCCAGCTGCTAATTTTTCTCTACCTTTTTTGGTAAGAATAGCATCAACTGTTAATTCGGTGTTACTTAAATATCCCATAGTATTTTATTTCGTTTGTTAATAAATATAATTATTTTAAAAATTCGTTATTCTACTTCCAAAATTGGTTCACTAGCATCTCTACCTGCTTTATTTACTTTTAATATATTTGGATTTGTTGCAAATACTTCAACCGGAGATGACCCATCCAATGTAGTTGCACTCGTATTCTTCGTACCGTAGTAAAAACTATTCTGTAATCCTCTCGTCAAATCACTAGTATTTCTATAATGTGATTTTAAATATCCATTTATAGGAACTACTTCGACAATTTTACCACCAACTGATGGTATGACAGAGCCACTAAACGGTTGAATTGTTAATTTTGTTTCATAATATGTTTGAATTCCTAATTCTGTATATGATCCAGATGCACTACCAGTTAAATATGTAAATTCTCTAGTATTCTGCTCTTTTATTAAAGATACTCTAACTCTTTCTTTTTTACGATTACCTCTCGCATCATAGTATGTGCGTATTGCCGAACCATTTTGTCCATAAATACCAAATCCTAAAACTTCATAATCGTTTTGTCCAACTATTGTATTAGAATTTATTAAATCAATTTCACTTATTATAGTTGAATTATTTAAATTAGTGTTAATTAACGCATCGTTAAGGGTACTATATTCGAATGTGATGCGTGTAGTATCACTTGCAGTTATTTCCGAATTATATTGATAACTATTTGCAATTAGTTTTTCAACTGCAGGATTAGTTATAGTAGTCTCATACTGATTATTTTCGCCACTTAAATCATATACGGTATTTGTATAAATTTGAGTTTCAATTTTGTCCGTTTCACCGGATAAATTAGTTTCTTTACTAATAGTTGCATCCCATTGAGAATATTCACCAGATGGTTTCTTATGTTGAACTTTACTTCTTTCTAAAAAATGTGGCTCTATTAGTAAACCAGTAGTTGCTTTAACTCTTGCTGGTAACATTTGTTTAATATCCTCAAACATAGATTTCTCATACAGTTTGATTAAATTAATATATTGATAAATATCCCTACCATCAAATCTTTCAAAGTAATACTTTCTTAAATCATCTAATGTGGTATATTTTTCTTTATATAAATCAGATGGATTACCTATGTAATTATCTAAATTAAACCCACCTAACGATTTTGCAATATCTAAATTTAATTCTTTTGTAGGTGAGAAAAATAATCCAACCCGATTAGAATCCGGTGGTGATTGATCAAATGCCTTTTTAGTTGCTCTACTTTTATAAGATAAATCAACACCACCACTTACATCGTTTCCACTAAAATCAGTTTGAGATTCAAATCTAACTTTATTTGTAGAAAATCTAGATGAACCTATGTTCGGTATTTCAAGTGTAACACTTCTATCAATTGCTTCAAATTGGTATGGATATGATGGAGATGATGTAAATCCAATTACAGATGCACTGATTGGTGCGTTTATGGTTGATGTTACATTTACAATACTTCCAGTTTCTTCAAATTGATTTCTTACAAAACCTTTAGGATAAAAAATATTATTTGCAACATTTATAAAAGAAGATGTACCATTTGTACCATATAAATTTTTAGGATATTCAAAATCCAAACGGAAATATAAATCGGAAGTTGATGATGAATAATTATTACCATTAATCATTTCCGGGTACGATACGTGCTCAAAAAATCTATCTTTATCTAATGGAGTAGACCATAAACGGAATTCATCTAATGAACCTGTATAATTATTACCAATACGTATAGTAGAACCACTATCCCAATTTGATTGAGTTAGTTTTAATGTACCACTATATTCAAAGATAGTTCTTTCTTTTTGAAATTGTTTTAAGTTCAAAGACATGGTTGCATCTGCCCCACTACCAACTGTTCTACTAACCTCTATACCAAAAAATCTATTATTAAATATTGGCAATAAATTAGATGTAATAGTTTGTATATTAGTTGATTCTGAAATGGATAATTTAACTGTACCATATTTACTATCAATAGAACCACTTAATGCTACGTTCCATCCACTTCCTGATATTAGTTGATACGCACCTGCATAATTAGGTTTTACAAATAATTCAATCGTATCAGGCTTTCTATTAGTATCTGTGTTTTTCCATTCTAATTCGATTGATGAACCACTATTCATATTTAATACAGTGGTCACTACATCGGTTATTAGTTTACCTTTACTTTCATCGTTAATTTCAGGACCACCAAACTCTAATATAGATAAGTTAGATGATGGTATTCCGTAACAACTTAATAATGCATATATACCCCTTCTACTACCTTTATGTTTTAATAGGTATGGTAGATTGTTTATAATCCTCCTCCATACTTCATTCGTTCTTTGTTTAGCCGGATTGGTTTCTTTAACATTTGAGTTTGAATCCACACCAAATGTGTAATTCCATAAACTAGAATCTGCTGATAAATTTTTAGCATCCCAACTCAATGATTTAAGTGTATCGAACAATAATTTATCAGATATTCCGTTTTTAGATTTATACCCTAATCCTCTACTTTTTTCTATTGATTTAGTATGATAATAAATATTATCAAAATGCTGCCCAACCATTGATAAAAATAATAACAAACTTGCATTATTGCCATCATTTACAATATATTGTGGTATATTATTTTGTACCCAATTTTGATTATTATTATCGAAATTTTCAGCTAATGTAATAATAGTATCATACCATCCCGTTCCATAATCATTTGTTACTAATGGTGAAGAACTATCCACTCTAACAGAAGCACTGTATGGCCAAGTTATAGATGATGAATTGTATAAACTATAAGATGATGAATTAAATAATGTCTTTTCAAACCCATCAAATCCATTTATTAACTGTGATTTTTTTGATTTTTGTCTTTCTAATTCCTGAACTGATGCCGGTGAATTTATGAAACCAGTATCAAGCAAATCAGTACTTGCACTTAATGCAAGATTTTCATATAATTCTATTAACTGTACCTTATAAACAAAGTTATCAACTCTTTCTTTTGCAGAACTAAAGTGAACAAAATTATTCCATAAGTATCCATTCTCTGCATCTGAACCACTGATATATTCTATATTTAAATCATCGGTATCAACAAATGATGAACTTAAATACGTTGCTACTAATTTTTCAGAAGTTGTTGTTTCTGCTGAAAATATTATATTATCGAGTGATTCAAAGTTTGTAGATTGCCCTTTTACAAAATCAACTTCTATATTAAAATTTGGTCCTTTTAACGGTGGACACTTTAAATCATCTTGCTCTGTTAATACAATGGTTTCAATTAAAGGATTACTCATTAATTTTGTAATCCAAAATGTTGAGTTTTCCGATACGTTAGCAGGTAGTGGTGTGTATAATTTTAATATTATTGAGTTTACAATATCATCCGTTTTAACTATGACGTTTCCTAAATTATCTTCGGATTTTTTTGATAAAGTAAAATCATCAGTTTCCCATGATGAAATTATAATTTGCTCATTATTATTAAAATTGGCTAAATGAGTTAAATACTTACTCTCACTTTCAGGTTCAATAATAGATAATGATTGTGCAAATGCATCGTATATTACTTTTTCTAAAATAGTTTCATCTATTTCAAAGTTTGAAAATATTAGATTGGTTGTAACTTCATAATCATTGCCAACCAATGGCTCTATACCACTATTGTTATACGGTCGTATTATTAACGTTATGGAATTAGAACCTACCCAATTTGGATATGTATCTCTTAATTTTTTAAGATTTATGTTTACATTTCCATTTTCTGGTTGATTTTGAAATAACGGAGTTATTGAATTATCTCTTAATTTTAAAAATATATCAACACTCGATGCTGCAAATGATGAATATGCTACTGTATAATCAATATTACCATCAGAAAATGATGGAATATCTATATTTTCCGCGTATGTTATTTCGGTTATAGATGGGTAATCATTTATTGATGTATATGTTAATATGCACTCAACACGTTCACCACTACCATAATTATCACTATATGGTACAACTATAATTTTTTTAGAACCGTAAACCTTATTAAAATCTTTTTCAAAATATATTGATACCTGTTTATCAGATGCAGGTACTCTTAAAGTTTTTTCAGGTGATAAATAAACCAATACATAATCCGCGTTTTGCGTTAAAAATGGTATTATTGTAATCTTTTCGGTATCGGACTCCTTTACTCTAATATCATATTGTATTTGATTAAGAGTTATAGATGGTTCTTCAAATTTTATTTCTTTTTCTAAAACAATAGCAACTGCAATACCACCTGATGATAATATGTTAGCAGGTATCTTAAATGAATTGAGTGCAGTGTTCCATTTACTGTAATCGCCGTACTGTTGAGTTAATGCGTTTACTTTGGTAGTATAGTAGTAGTTTAATACACTATATCCATTTGGTATATTACTATTTATTGTAAATGCAATTTCTGCATCTTTTATTATAGAGTTTTCTAATTGCTTGTTATCGGTATTACCATCTAATAACGTTATAGTATCACTATCAACTACACTATCTTTATAAAAAATTTGATAGTTTAATTGCACCAAATCTCCTAATTCATTTGAAAAGTTGGAGGTAAATGCTACTTCGTAATTTATTGTTTGATTATCAGATATTACAGGTGTAACATTTGGTGTGGGTTGTGTTTCAAAATTTAATGTGTATGCACCATATACTCTATCGTACGGAATTGTACTATCTTGCTGATAAGTATTTCCATTCCAAACATATTTTTTAACTATTAATTGCTCATCATATTGATATTGAATAGCACTTATTGACTCTGCTATATTATAGGTGTAGTTAAAATCATAATAATTACCAAAAGCAACCATATTAGCAACTGGTAGTATTGTAGGATCAAATGCAGGTCTTATGGTTTCTGCTATGATTAATGTATCTTTATATTTACTTACTATTTCAACTTCATAATAATATAATGATTTAACATTTAATGATTCAAATGTGTATACTCTTTTAGAACCAAATGTAGTAGATGGTGAGTATGTAATATTAATGGAATTTCCAAAACCTTTAGATACACCATCTTCAAAAAATTCACCAATTTGATTATCATCTTCTGCTATTAAATTTATAGTAAGTGATTTTTCCGAATCGGCTATATAACTTGGAGGTATAAATAATGGATTGGTTGGTACGGGCGGTATATATGTTGGATTACCACTATTTCCTAAATCTACAAATGGATCATATTGCCCCGTACCATTGTATGGTGAATTTTGATCGTAATTATATAAATCGTCGTATTGTCCCATTTAGTTTGTTATAAATATATTATTGTTGTATTTCCATACTTCTATCTTCATATAGACGTATATCATCAAACCTATCGAATTGATTTGTTATAGTACCACCACCTCTACTGCCGCCGCCTCCGCTAGTATATTCAATTGGAGTATCTATAATTCTATCCGGTATTTGAAAAGGAGTATCTATATTTGTATCCTGGATTGGGAAAAACGCATCTTCAATTATATCCGGTATTATAATTGGAGCCGGTTCATATATTGGTTTAATTACGGTAGCAGGTATTAGTTGTGGCTCAATTGGTGGTACATCTATTACAGAGATTTCTGTTTTTGGATATTCAATAATAGGTGGTTGTGGTGGCACATCATCAAATGCAACCGAAACAGTATTTGGTGAATAAACTATGCGTTTTGTTTCAGTTTTAGTTGCATATGAATCGATATTATCTTTAATTTCTTTTCGTAATTCAACTACTGTAAATTCTTTTGGTATAGATTTTATAGTTGTATTTCTTCTTTTAAGTGTTTTTATATTAACCTCTACTGATTTAAATAGTATATTTTGCAACTCTGCTATTAAATTTTGAAAATCATATTGTTCACAATCCTCAAATCTTTTTATTGCAAGAGGGTTTCCGTAATTACTTTGAGTAATATCGTATTCTTTATTATTTACCCAATATGTTACACTATCTTTAAAGTTTGAAAATATACGATTTCTAAATGTTTCAAAATTAGATAATCCAAAATCTTTTTTAAGAACTTGTAAAAAATCATTGCCAAATTTAGAAACAATTGCGTCATTTATTTTAGTAATATTTTCATTTTCAAATGAATCCAATGTATCTAATATTTGTTTTTTATAATATTTGAAATCCTGATTTAAATTATTTATGTTAGAAAAATCTTTTTTATTTTTTTCAGTAATATTAGAATCACTAACTTTTAATGGTAAAATACGTATCTCTTCTCTGGATGGTGATATTTCTTGTATCCATACACGCGTTAATTCGTTTTCAGAACCAACTCGATTACGTACAAAGTTTATATTAACTTTAAGAATACCATTTGTAAATCCTAACTTATTTAATAAAGTTTCTATATCAATTGCAAATTCTTTTTTACCTACGGTATTTGTAACATTGTACATATAGTTTTTAATATCTCCTGTTTTAATGTAGGCTACATTATTACCAGATTTCTGTGGTAATAGGTTGTTATTTATATCATATACTGATACTTCCATAACATCATATTTACATTCACCGAAATCGGTATCTTCTATCTCACCTTTTGTTACAATAAATAAATCATCGTATTGAAGAAATTTTCCTTCATTTTCTATGTTTTTATTTATATCTTCAAAATTACTATATTTTGTAATACTCATAATCGTTAATATGATTTAGGATGTGCGATTCTTAATATAGTTGGGTACTCTTTGGTTTTATTACTACCATCAACTCTCTGAATACTTATGTTTAAATTACCAGCATGCTCTACTGTATTATCTCTTTTACTCCACTTACCCATGCCAGATGGTACAAATTTTAATACTACTTTTTCACTTCCACCCGCAGGTATGGTTATATTAGATGTTGGTATTGCAAACCAGTTTCTTCCATCAGAAGTATTGTGTACTATATTAAGTACAACCTCATCGGTATCATTATTTGTAAAATCTAAAGTTTCACCGGCTAACCATTCGTATACCTCATCTCTAGCGTTTTTGTATTTTAATTTAATTTTAGGTTCATTTCCGGTAGCCGATGGTGTAAATTTAACAATAACTACATCATTTATCACATCACCACCAACTGCAGCTGCTAAGTTTGTTGCAGATTGTTGAATTGCCTGTTGGTTTTGTACTGCCCCTAATTGAGATTGTAATCCTTCTATTATCGCGTTTAACGAATCAACTAATTTAATCAATGATTCAATCTGTGCTTTAAATCCTGTATTTTGTGATTGTAACGATGCTCTTAATATGGATTCTTCTACTGATTTTTGAACTGCATTTTGTATTTGATTTGCAAAGTCTTCAATTGTAGTTGATAGTGTATCTAATTGATTTACCAATACATCATTTGATTGTTCAATTGCCAATCTATTATTTATTTCAGATTGTACCTGCGATTCTAAATCAGATATTGTTGTATTTAAATTTTGTACTTCCGTTGTTAATCTATCTACTATTTTTCGTAAATCTTCATTATCAACAACCTGCTCATCATATAATGGCTTTGGTACTAAATCTTTTCTAATAATTGGTATATTAGGTTTTAATTCGGTAACTTCTACATTTATTGCTTTTACTAATTCTAAATTATCGTATTTATCTTTATGTAATTCTTTAAATATAAGTGAACTCGCAACTTTGGTATCATCCACAACGGTTATTCCATAATTGTTTTTTGAAATGGCAGCCGAACCGGAAACTTTTAAAATTTCTTCTAAAATTTCTTTTCTTTTTTCTTCTAATTTTTGAGCAATTGCTTCTAACGATGTTGGCATTTTATACTATTTCAAATACTGATTTATCATCAATTATATATTCTATTCCACTTTGTATAATTTTTAATTTTAATAAGTAAGTTCTACTAATTGGTAATGTATGTAAATTCATAGTAAAATAACTACCACTAACATCACAACTTATTTTTGTATAATCTCCAAATGGATATATTATCTCCTTTGTTACATAATCTTCTAATTGATAATAAGATGAACCAGATGGTAAATAACTCGTATTATCATAATCAAAAGTTGCACTAAATGTCCGTAGTGGGTATAATTCTCTACCTTTTACACGTATCTTAACTTTACCATTCTGTGGATATTTTGATTTTAAATTAGAATAAACTATTTTAAATTTTTCTTCTGGTATTACTGACAATGAACCGGTTATAAAAGAACTATCATCCCAAACTAATTCTAATTTTGGTTCATATATAGTATGTGTTTCTTTTGAAAAGAATTTTAATACACCATAATCTAATGTATTTTCTTCGTTTTCTAAACTGTGATGCATTATAAATCCATTATTTGGCAATGAACCACTAACCCATTTGTGTACTATATTAGTAACATTCATTCTAACATCATCTAATTCATAATTATATGATTGGGATGCCATAGATGCCGTATACCAAGTACCTCCTTCTGCATTTGCTGAACCTGTTGTTCCTGCTGCAAAAACGGCAGTACCACCTATTACATTATCTTGCCAACTATCTACACCATTTCTATATTTCCAACTTACCCCATCCGTACTAACATTATCAAATTTAGTACCAGTTCCCATATTCCAACTTTGAGAAACCGCATTTGCATATATTGTATATTCTAATGGAATCTCTTCTGAATTTGCAGAACGTAATACTAAATAAGTTGACCAACTTCCGGAACCTATTGATTGTATTTCGGATTTAATTGAACCCGTATCAAATTTAATTAAAGCTCGAGATATATCTTTAATAGAACCATAATACAGTTTACCTACTTCTAAAATTTCATCTCTTCCGGCATTTTGATCCGGTTGTTGAAGATATATACTTGCGTCAAATGATGATGTGAATAATTTATGCATTACAATGCCCTCCCCTTAATGTCTTTATTTGGATACTTAACTTCAAAAACACACGGATCAATTGATGGGTATACCATTTTACCAACCGTTGCTTCGTCAATATTATAACGATTTTCAGAATAGTTTTCCCCATTATCAGATTTACATATGTTATATACCTTTACAGATGGTACACTCATTACACCTTCTACATTTGCGAGAAGTAATTCTACTTCTGAAATGTTTATTGGCTTATTAAACGTCCATTTATCTATATTAAAGTAACTTTGTATTTCTGTCAAACACGCGGTTAATACCTCTCTTTTATTATAATTAGAATAAACTATTATTTCAAAATCTACTCCAATATTTACAACAAACCCATCTATAATGTTTACACCATCCGTCAACATTCTATATTCACTTATATAGGTTTTTAAATTTTGTTTAACTGCGGAATTTAATTGTGTAAGTTTTTTATCACCATCGTAGGCGAGTACATACATATTTATTGCGAATGGATTATTTATTTCAGATATTGATGTTTTCTTTTGAGATAGATATTTTACTAATTCAGTTTGTATTTCAGATTTAGATTTATCTTTTAATCCTTCTACTACACCAACAAATTCTGCTATATTTTTTGGAGATGCTAATATGGATGATGGTGAATTATTATCAATCTCCCCATCAGGACTTACATATACTTTTGCAACACTACCATATCTTTCTGGCATTGATAATGCACGTACTATATAATCTTGCCTAGTTACTGCTCTATTTTGAGAACCAAATGTTGATAATGCGTTTTGTCTAATTTCTTCAATTGATTCACTATCTCTACCACCAACTGCTGCTTCTAAATTTTCTACTGCGATTGATTGCTTTATAGTACTATACAATGCTTGATTTGTTACTGATAATAAATCTTCCTCAAATTCTATTCTACGTATTGATGTCAAATCACCAACATTTACATTTGATTCAATCCCACCACCTATTAAGTATTTTACTTTTAATGTTTTATTTACAGGAGTTATTCCAAATGTATTTGTTTTTAAAAAATTAGATGGATCAATACCATCATTTAATCTTTTTATTGAGTTGGCTAATCCTAATCCTATATTTTTAGTATTTGGTAATATTAGTTCATCTGCCAAATTAGAATCACCACTTCCAAACTGCAAATCCATTGTGTTATCTGAATTAACTTTTACAGAATATCGGTATGGTACTTTTTGTACTTCTAAAATATATGGAACATTTGTCAAATTTGAACTTAATTGCCCGTTTTCTTCTAAATTAGGTTGTTCTACAAATACACTTTCTTGTGCAAGATACGGAACTTCGTACCATTTAACGTAATCGTCATCGGATGTTACGGATGTAACCTCTATAACATTAATATCATTTATGGTTACAAACGGATATTCTACATAATCACCAAACGTAAATTCAGTTTCTCTTTCTGTTGCAGATATTGCTTTTATTTTTTTTGTTATTAAATAAAAGGTAGGTTCACCTGATGTGGTATCTCTCTCATATACATCAATTTCTCTTTCAGTATTATTTGCAAAATCAACACTATCAACTGTTCTAAATATAATATTAGAATTACTAGTAGATGTTACTTCTAATCCATCTTTTAGTTTAAGATAATAAGTTTCATCAGGTTCATTAGTTACACCTACTCCTGTCGCTGGAACTAATTGATATACAGTTAATGTTGTTACCGCAGGTGTTGTTACTTTGGGTTTATATCCCATAGTTTGTGCCAGTGCAACTACATTTTTTCTTTCTGTTGCATAGGATAACAATGATTCTTTTAACTGTGTATCTTGATAAAATGTTAAAATATCACCAATTGCAGCCGCTTGTTCAACAAATACCATACCAGGCGATGAATCGCTGAAATCTGAATATGTATTGGGGTAATACGTTTTTGTAAAATCAATAAGAGTTTGTTTTAAGGAAGCAAAATCTTTACCAACATAATTTATGTTTTTATTATTACTACCAAAACTTTTATTTATAGGTTTTATCGCCATTGAATTAGTTATTTATACTTATGTTTAATGTTTCTGACAAACTTGGATTAGAAACTAATGAAAATTTCACATCTAAATTTATATTATTTACATCAATATCAGTTTCATCGTAATCAAATATAATTTCATCTATATTTAGATATGGCAACCAATTACTAACGGCATCCAATATTGTATTTTCTATTTGAGTTTCAATTTGTCCTGGTATGATTTGTTCAAATAATAATAACCATACATCGCATCCAAATTCAGGATTCATAACTCTTTCTCCCTTTTTTGTTAGAATTAAATTTTTTAAATTATCTTTAGCTTGACTTAATGTTGTATAATTTACAGGAAAAATACCATTATTATCAGATATACGGTTTATACCTATACCTAATATTTTGTAATTATTCTCTGTTAAGTCGCTTACATTAACCTTACCTAATTCTATTGCCATTTTTTATTAAAATCTTTTAACCAATTCGGTATAATCTCTATTTAATGCTTTTGTTATTACATCTACTTCCGAATTACCAGTAGTAGGTATACTACCATTGTGTAAATCAGTTCCTCTAAAATCCATAGTTTGCCATTCATTTTCAACACCTATTTCTGGATAAAGACCATCTAATACACTCGGTGTTACACCTTCATTTCTATGCGCAGATGTGAATGGTTGTGTCATATTAAGAATCTCATTTATCATTGGGTCTTTTGTAAATTCCCGTTTTGTTCGTTGAGTTGGTACTACGGTTTGCTTTCTAATAGGAGCAGTAGTATTTACTTCCGTCATTTCTTTTAATGATGGTACTTCTTTTTTTCTTTGTGAGTTTAATGTAACTGCGCCAGATTTAATAAGTTTTACAAGTTGTTCTGTTACTTGCTCTTTTACTTGAGTTTTCACTTCATTCTTCACAACTTCTTTAATAAGGCTTAATAAAATGTCTGATTTCATAAAAAATTGTTGTTTTGTTAGTTATAAATATAAAAAGTTAAAATTTAACCCTTATTAGTATTTGTAAGTTTTTGACTAGATATTACCATACTAGCCTCATCTCCAGTTATTATAGATTGTAATGCTGATTGTATTTCTTTTTCTTGTAATTCACCCCCTACTATAAACCCCTTTGTAAGTTGTGTTGCTATATTTGAAATAGTTACTCCTGGTTCACTGACCACTGCGTTAAATACCGTTCCACCTGCAAGTGCTACCATATCTTTAAAATCTAATGATGATAGGGGAGTACCACTAAATGGCTTAACAAAATAACCAACCCATGGTAATACACCAGGAGCAGGTGGAGCCGGTGGTGGATATTGTGATAAGCAGGTGAATATACCACCAACGGTTAATAGATGTAATGATGCGGATAATATAAAATTTAATAAAAATGGTGATACACTACTTACAGGTGGCACAGATATAGGTGTCCATATTCCTGGTGAAAAATTAATACCAAGTGTAGTTGTTATATTTTTAATAGAACCTATGCATGGTACAGATGGTGGTGGGTACTTTGTAGTTTGCGCCCCTAACCAATATGCCTGTATAGCCGGCCCAATATCTCTTAATAAATCACCATTCTTACTTACTTGTGTTTTATTTAATATTATAAGTAAAGTCGCTAACATTGCAGTTGTATTTCCAGTCTGTATAGGGACACCTCCTATTAAAGTTTTACCCCCACGTATTGCTTTATCATATTCTTCGGTTAGTGATTGTGCAAACCAATAATTGGTATTCAATTTAGCAATATCATCTGCTTCTTTTGTAAAATCTAAAACACTACTTTTTACTACGATATCGCCTGCTTTAGATTTTGCAACATTCTCTGCCATCTCTAATGCCATATTTAAATAAAAATCAGACCAACTATTTGATTGACCTTTAAATAATAATTTAGCTTTATTTAAATTAATAGCCATTAGCTTTTACTCAAATAATTTTTAGCAGATAATATTGTCTTTAACTTCAATTTTATAGATTGAAATTGGGCTACATTTTCTGGACCTGTTTTTGAATCCCCGGATGGCGTTAAATATTTTTGTTTAAGTATTGCATCTATTAACTCCCCCATTATTTTTACTAACTCACCACCCAACACCATTTTCTGAACATCCGCACCCGCATCTCCCTCACCTGTATTTTTTCCTAAAAATATTTTACCATTTTCAGAATTTAAAAATATTTGGTTTGCTCCCGTTGATTGGATTGTTACTTTATTATTTGAATGTAAGTAAATTTCCTTTTCAGCATCTACTGAAAAATTACCATCTGTTATTACACCGGTATTACCTTTTCCAAAAATAATAAACTCATATGCCTTTGAAGATATTACAATTCTATCAGAATTTATAAATAGTTGATCTCCACTTAAATTTTTAGAATTTGGAAAATCTTTAAATCCTACTCTTGTTTTTTTTACAGTTTCTACAAATGGAACTTTTACTTTATTGGATGTAAGGTATATCGATGTACCATCTTTATTAATATCTTCATCAACTAACTCACCAATTTTTTTAGAGTCTAATTCTGGATTTTGTTTATTTCTAATAAAAATAGATGGTGATGATGTCTTACCATCCTCTGTTAAATTAAACTCTGAAAAACGTATTGTATTACCAACTCTACCACTTAATATAGTATCCCCTTCTTTTGGATTTAAAAATTTTATTTTTTCTTTTACAACATACCCTTTTTCATCAGATTTGGTTTGGGTTGGTTTTTGATTTGGTGTACCCGTATTTTTTGTTTCTTTGTAATTTTTATTTTTAAAATCAACACCAACTGTTTGAGTGGTTTTTTCTTTTGTAGATTCGGATGTTTTATAATCTTCTCTATAATTGGGATAATGTGTTATTGAATATGGTTGCCAATAATAATCATTACCTATTTCCAATACTAACACCGTTTCGCCAACAATTGGATATGTTATATTATTTTTATCAAATGGAAAAGCGTATCCGTCTAATTTAAAAGCCGATTCTCTACTAAATTCTACTACTCCTAAAAAACGGATATCGTTATCATCAAAATTAGAATTACCATTATATTTTTTAATAAAATCACCGGTTTTATCTAATTTTTTATCAGATTTAAGATATACGCGTGTTACGGATGCTAGAAATGTATCTTTAATCATTTTATAATTTTGTTTTTATTTCGTCAATTTCAATTTGAATATCATTTAGTTTTTCTTTCTGTTCTTCTTCAACTTTACTAATTGTATCTTCTAATTCTCCTAATAATTGTGCTTTTTCATTATCACTTAACCACCCATCCTCACCTATTCCTTTAGCTTCGGCAGTTGCCAATCGTTGCGCGATTGTTGCCAATTTAATTAAATGGTCATCGTTTTTAATAGATGAATCGATTAAATCTCTAATTATTGGTGCAATTACGGTTGCTTCTCCAACATTTTTAATTAACTTACGAAGAGATTCAATCATATCTGAAATGTTCTTCTTTTTGTTTTGTTGGTTTTCGTATATATCTTTAAATAATGATGATAAATTTTTACCATCAAATAATTGAAACTCTGTTGCCATATTATATCTTTATAATAATTATTTGGTTATTAAATTTTACTTATTAAATAGTTTCCCATAACTAAATAATCCATATCGGAGTTCATAAACGTCCATATCGCATCTTTTGGTGTGTTTGCCATTGTTTTACCTCGTAAATTAAATGATGTATTTAATAATATAGGAGTGCCACTGACCGTTTCAAACTCCTTTAATAAATCGTAATAGAGTGGGTTTTGCTCTCTTCTAACGGTATGTATTCTTGCAGAACCATCTATGTGGGTTACTGATGGAATACGCTTGTAATCGGTTACTTTAACCACCTGATTCATATAGGGAACTTCCTCCTCTGAATTAAAATATTTATTAAAATCTTCAATTGTTACCGATGGTGCAAACGGTCTAAACATTTCTCTTTTTTTAACAACCTTATTAATCCTATCTCTTATATCCTCTAAATGTGGATTTCCTAATATAGAACGATTTCCCAATGCCCTTGCACCAAATTCAGTTTTACCCTGAAACCAACCTATAATATTTCCTTTGTGTATAAGATTAGCAGTTAATTTTAACAGTTTTGATGTATTATCATGC